CCCGGTTCCTGCCCCCCCGGGGCCGGATGCCGCTCCGAACGCTCCGGGAGACGTTTCCGCCGGTCCCGCGCGTCCCTCCAACGGGCGCACGGGCTCCCGCCAGGAGTCCCTCAGAGCCTCCGCAGAGATCCTCGGTGCCGCCAAGATGTCCCTGCGCCGCTGCAGAGAGGTGGCCGGCGCACGTCTCAGGCGCGCCCAGCAGAAGTGCTCTGACTGCCAGGAGGCGACAGACGGGAAGCCGAACGCTCTCGTAGCGTCGATTCTCGGCCCGGAGCAGGTGATGCAGTTGGGCATCAAAGACACCCAGAAACTGGTTCAGGGCGGAGCGGACGGCCTCAAGGACGAACTCCTGGAAGCAGGCTGCGATCCCGTGCAGGCCGAGTCCCTCAAGCAGATGCTGGAGTCCTACGCAGGCAAGACCCTCTTTGATCTACGTCCTAGCCTTCCGGCAGGGTTCGTAGCATCCGTAGAACGCGCTTTGGAGGTGCAGGTATGACTCAGTTCATTCAGATACCCGTTCCAGAAGGAACCGTTGTGTTCGACTACACCACGAACGGGACTAACGCTACGACGGTTGCTCCGGCCCTGACCGCCGCTGCGTCCTTCGCGCCTCCGCAGGAGTTCTTCAACACTCCGGAGCCGGACTCACCGACTCCCATGACCTACGAGGATGACGGGCGCGTGTACGGGCACGTTGCGGTGTGGGGGTCGTGTCACCGGGGGTTCGTGGGTGGCGCTTTTGAGCAGTGTGTGAAGCCACCGCGCTCCAACATGGACTACGAGCAGTTCCATCAGGGCTACATGCTTACGGCGGAAGGAGAGCGTCTTGCGATCGGGAAAATCACCTACGACGGACCGCACGCTCCCATCACCGCCGACGTTGTGGCTGCCTCCAGGCACTACGACAACACGGCCTCAGTCGGAGCCTACGTCCGAGCCATCAACGGAAAGCATGGAATCTGGGTCTCGGGAGTTCTCAAGCCAGATCTTGATTCCGCAGGTGTCGTTGCCCTCAGGGCGAACGCGCCATCGGGCGACTGGCGGTGGAAGAACGGCAACCTAGAGATGGTGGCAGCTCTGGCTGTTCCAGTGAATGGTTTCGAGACTCCGCAACTGGCGCTCTCGGCCTCCGTGGAGGGCGGAGTGCAGGCTCTCATCCTTCCGGGCTACTGCGGTTGCGAAGACGATTCTCTCACTGCCGCGTACACGACTTCTCAGAAGCGTAAGAAGAAGATGCTGTCGCAGAGAATGATGACTGCGGCCGTTCTGACCACAGAGGCCCGTAACGCGCTTCCGAAGTCAGCGTTCGCGCTTCCGGGGAGACGCTACCCCATTCACGACCGAGCCCACGCCCGCAACGCACTCGCTCGCTCTGCGGGAAAGCCGGAAGCCGCGCAGGTCAGGCGGGCTGTGTGCAGGCGCTATCCGGACATGTGCAAGTGAACCTGTTCTACGTCCTGATGGTGATTCTGGTGATCGTCCTGATCATCTATCTCGTGCGCCGCGTTTGATCCTGGCGCGCATCCAGGCTCACCCCGCAAGGGAGCACCTTCATGGGCCACTCGTACGCTCACTCGGACTCCCCACGGAGATCAGTCTTCATAGCTCTGATCCTCCTGATCCTTGGGGTGGATATCGCCGTTGTCTTAGCGATATACCTGCTGGTGTCTCGCATCTTCTGGTGATCCAGGACGACACGGTGGTCTGCGAGAACTTTGCAGGAGCCGTGGACTGCATCTCCTTCTCCAACAAGGATGTCCCCGTGTGCCTGTTTCTGGGGGGCTTCCCGCAGGGAACGGCGAGGATGTTCCGGCGCGCGCAGTTGCACAAAAAGCCCTACATCAGCCTTCTACGCTCTCCGATCGTTCCCCTCGTGGCCGTGCTCTGGCCCAGAGCCAAGGCGGAGGAGTTCCTGGAGTGGTCTACGGGCCATCCGAAGATGACGCGGGCCGATGACGGGAACGTTGGTCGCTGGCACCGAGACACGGGCCAGGAGATCCTGGTGTGCGTTCCTTCACTGGTGGAGCACCCGGACATGGTGCCGTCCGTGAAGGGCGGTCAGCAGGCTCGCTGGGGGAAAGACAAGCAGCGAGTGGCCTTGGCTGTTGCGGCGGATGGACTTTCCTATCAGTGGTGATATACTGATCTAGCTGCACCGTTTTCGGTGCGGAAGAAAGCCATGTGGACGGGGGCGTCGGAAGCGCCCCCGTCTCTTATCCAGCCTGTCTGATACAACAAGTCGCGACGGCGAAAGCGCCATATGCGCCTAGCCCAGGCGGTCCATACAGACCTCCGTTACGTGATGCACCAATCCGTAAAGGAGAACCGATGGATCCGCTATTCCCCGAGATCCCCGAAGACCTCAGTGGTCTTACGGACGACGATCTCGAAAATCTTCTCAAGGAGCACCTCTCTGCAACGTCGCTGATCGAGGAGCAGGACGAAGACTTCCTCAAGGGCGCGACGGCTGAGGAGATCCTTGAGGCTCTGGAGGTTGGCGCGACTCAGGTCGAGGCCATCCGCGCAGAGCAGAGCGCGCGTCTGGAAGCACAGGAGAACTTCAACACGGAACTCGCTGCAAAGGTCGCCCGCATGAAGGGCGAAGAGGTCAAGGCAGAGAACGAGGACTCCGGAGACGAGGACGACGGCGAGGGCTCCGACAAGGAGACCGAGGACGAAGCCGTCGAAGTCGTAGCAGAGGCAGAGGCCATCACGGAGGAGGCCGCAGAGGCCCCCGTGGAGGAGCCTGTTGTGGAGGAGGAGAAGGAACTCGTTCTTGCCTCCGCCGAGATCGATACGCCGAAGGAAGTGCAGTTGCCTCCACGGCAGGTGCGCCGGCCTCCGGCACCCGCAGCCGACCGCCAACTCAAGACAGGACAGGGAACGGCTCTTGTGGCTGCCTCCGGCCTGCAGGAGCAGCGCGGTGGGGCACATCTGAATCCGGAGTCGCTCGCGAAGCTGATGAGCGATGAGGCCCGCCGATGGGGCGTCCCCGGCAAGCACTCGGGCGGGATCGAGGAGCGCAAGATGATCGCCCGCGCCGAGTTCGACTTCCCGGAGGAACTCCGCCTCACTGGCGACTTCCCCTCCGACGCCAAGAAGATCAAGAACATCATCCCGGAGACGGTCTCCTGGGGCGATTTCGGCAAGAGCAACCCGGAGGCGCTGGTCGCGTCCGGTGGTCTCTGCGCCCCGCTCACCCCCATCTACACGATGCCCAACTTCGCGTCGATGGACGAGCCGGTGTGGGACGCCCTTCCGAAGTTCCAGGCCGATCGCGGTGGAGTGAACGTTCCCGCCGCTACCTACATCGGGGACATCACGACCGCCATCTCCAACATCACCGAGGCCAATGACGCTCTCGGCGGCACCTTCGCGACCAAGTCCTGCCAGGACCTCGACTGCGTGACGTACACGGAAGTCGCGGTGCAGATCCTGGCTCACTGCCGTGAGTACGGCAACTTGAACGCGATGGCGTGGCCGGAGCGGATCCAGCACGAGAACGAACTCACGATGGCGGCGCTCGCGCGCACGTCCGAGGGCTTCTTCCTCGACCGGATCAAGGCTCTCTCGGTCAACGTCACCAACGGTGCGGAGACGCTTGTTGCCCTGATCTACCTGATCGACGGCATCGTCAAGTCCGCGTTCGGGATCAGGGGCCGCCTGCGGATGTCGGCAAACGCCCGCCTGCGAGTGCTGCTTCCCTCCTACGGCCTCGATCTGCTGGTTCTGGACAACATCCAGACGCAGTTCGACCGCTTCAAGTCCAGGGGTGAGATCGACGCCTACCTGCGCTCGGTCGGCATCGACCCCGTCTACTACATCGACACGCCTTCGACGGGCGACTCGCAGCTGCCTGACTCCTCTCAGACGGCCGCAGCCATCGACGGCTTCCCGAACAACGTCCAGTGGGCGATCTACCCCGAGGGCGCGTTCATCGGTGTCGATTCCGGTTCTCTCGAACTGGGTCTCGTTCGTGACTCGACCCTCAACTCCACGAACGACTTCCAGATCTTCGGTGAGAGATTCCGCAACGTGGCGCGCCTTGCACCAGAACAGGCCGCCTACTGGGTCTCCACTGACTGGTGCCCGAGCGGTCAGTACCCGCCGGCCGGGACTGCCAGGACCTGCGAATAGGGATTGACGGAAAGGGGACCTGAAAGATGAGCACGTTCACAGCAGTGGGTCCGGCGCTCAATCTGGACGGTCCCCTTCCCGTTGAACCTGAGTAC